CCATCTCAAAGGGCTCATTAGCTTTCACGTCTATAGTTCCGCTTCCCTTAGACTGACTCAAATAATTCAGCAATAGGGGCCTCATCGAACTAGCCGCTGCGACTCCAGATTTCAAATTGAATAGCGTTTCATTCGCCAAGGGATATGGTTGGTAAGAAACCAACAACCTCCCCATATGAAAAGGCGAACCCGACACTACAATTCGAACATGCAAATTACCTCTGAAATACGCATAATTCCGTAGTTTAGCTCTAACTGCTGGGTTCATGGAATATTCGTTCCACAAATCAATCTCCACACTCGATTCACTACCTGTTACTATCTCGTACGTCGTTAATTCGACGGGGCGGGAAAAGAATTCGTCCAATGACATATTCATCAGACCTACATCCGGATATACCGGATCTCCAAACCAATTCTTCTTTTCCTCGCCATCCACATCGACGAAATTCTCATCAACATCCACATCGTTAGCTGAAACGGGACCTGTTTCCAATTCTCCAGATTCCACAAAAAGCCCTCGCTTCATTTTTGCTCTAGGTTTACGATGTTGTGTAGCAATCACGTCCATATAGACTTCGACCGATTTCACATAATCCCGGGGAATTCCCAAGGATTTGTCTCTCAAGACTTTTCGCAAAGGTTCCGAACTGTTGAAAACCACATTATAAAAAGGGTGGTTCAACACCAGAGCTTCTAGCTCCTTACCGTCGGGTTCTCCAATCTCTGCGATATATTCTTTCTCATCAAAATTTCCAGGTCGGTTGATTATAGACTCACTCCGGTTAGACCTATAACCGTTGAGTCTCGTTGCCAATCCACTCTCGGTGGAAAGCTCTAAAAAGAGCAAATTATGACTAACAGGGTCTGACAACTTCACATCCTGTAGTCCATTCCCTTCCTTAATTCTCGCTACAATATCCTCGAGAATAGGAAGAGCACCTTCCACGTAACTTGCATCATATCCATAACTTTCAATCAACTGTTCCTTCAATAAATCTCGAAACAATTCGAACTCCTCAGTTGAATATAGGGAAAATTCCCAAACCATGGATCTGCAGCACTCCAGCACTTGTTGCTCAAACGCCATAATTCGTGATGGCAAAACCCAACTCAATGCCTTAACAAATGTTTCTGGCGGCAAGAAAGCGACATACATCCCAAACTTCTCATCCCATCTAAACCTTCTCTTAAGAAAGGTCATCTTATCCGGGGTAATGAAGGGGTCCTGTATTTCACCTTTTCCGGGAGTTGTGAATGCCATACCGTATTCATTTACGACGAATTCTCCATACGTAACCGCATTGAACTTTTCCTCACGGGAGGCTGCCAAAACATCATCACCGTAGGTTACTAAGAGAACATTTTCAAAGAAATCTCCTTTAAATCCCATTTCATACCAAGCATACATGAACATAATCAACCCACGAAGTGAGTTATCCTCCGCTGTTGC